GTGTTAAAGGCGAATCAAAAAAAGCCGCCCCCCTGCGTAAATTGCACAATTGGCACAATAACCTCAGATTTGAATCCATATCGCTGCCGCCTTTAGATTTTGGAATGATGTGATCCACATGCATTTGACCCTGATCCTGGCCACATAACTGGCACACCTGATCACGCTGAATAATCCGCTGGCGAATCTCACGCCATCGAGCAGTGCTGCCATTACGCCATGCCTTTGACATTACCTGACCAATCTTTGAACGCTATCCCACGGTTCACGATCAACAATCCTTTTGGCGATCTGCATACGTTTGTGATGTTTCAACAATACATCATCAGGGCATGGATGCGAGCGCATTCGGTTGCCTGCAATCAACACTGGCAATGCAGTATCAAACACAATCAAATGAGATTCAATGTCCAGGCGTTTAGCAATTGCTAACCAAAACCCACGATGGTGTCCAATGGTATGAGTGCCATCAGCAATAATATCCTTTCCGCTTTTAGCGGCTGAAATTGCTTTCGCCCTAATTGATGCCATGAAATAATCAATATCTAATTCACGATCTACACGCACCAATTCTGTTGAATATATGTGTTCAAACCCTGTTTTATTTTTCTGCACCCAGGTGGTTTTGCCTGCTGCTGGTGCGCCCATCAATACGGTGATCATCAATAGTGTTTGTGCTTTAACCAATAAGCCCAGGCGTTGCAGGGCGTTTGATAACGATCTTTGACATAACGCAATCCCCATTGAATTTGAGTGAATGCATCCATGTTTTTTAGTTTTTTGTTTTTCATTTGTGGAATACCAAATGCACCACCTGATTTGTTATGACTTGCAGGATTCCAATTGCTCTCCTTAGTCCATAGTTTTTCCAGGCATTGAAATTCTTTGAAATCAATAACTAATGAATGTGCATATAGTTTGTAATAATCAACTGGTGTTTTAGACCAACTTTTTTCCACACTGGTTAATTGCATTAGCAATAAACACACGACTCCCATGAGGATGCCGCACCTGGAGATTTTATGCCCTGCATCTCCAGCGGGCATTGGCGATCCTATTGGACGTGTCAAGTCCTTAGCAAAACCCCAGGTCACACGCAATGAAATTTTTCGAATGCCGGGATTCTTATTCAAATTGATGTCCAGCCAGGATAATCTGCACCAGGGTTTTCGGCCAACCATTGATCCCTTAATTGATTTTGTTTAGCCCAATCCACATCACTAATTGGAATCATTTTCATTCCCAATGATCCACATCCCTGGCATTCCATAAGTTTTAGCCCAGGTGGTAAGTCATGCAAATCATCATTGAAAACTTTCCAATCAGTCTTTAATGTTTTGACGTTGCTGCCACTGGTTTTTTCAATGTTCAAACAAATGCTGCATTCAAATTGATGGGTTTGCATAATTGCTCCTCTGTAAATTTTCAATTGGATTTAAATTGATTTGACTGACCCACCAGGCATCATCCTTAGTGTGTCGATATTTAGGCCGCTTGGCCTGACTTACTGGCAACCATCCCACCACCCTTAAATTAGGTGATTGGCCGACCACCAGCACTGCCACATCGGTATCCCGATCTTTTGGATGTATTACCAAATGCCCACCCATCCATCCAGTCCACTTGACCTCAATATTGTCACCAATGTCAGCAATGGATTTAAAGGTGTTTGCAGTTGGCATGAAATCGCTGATGCCCAGGGATTTGGCGACTGCTATCTCACCAGCGACTGCACCTGATGCTGCCATTATGTCGGTGAAATAATTGCCAGCGTTTGTGACAATAAATGAATGAACGTGCCCATTGCGCTTTGAATATTCGGTGCGCTCCAGGCCAATCCTGGCCGCCAATATTTCATCAGCCAGGGTCAGTTTAATGTCGATCATTTTTGATGATTCTTTAGATAGCAGCCACGGCAAATGATAAATCGGCTGTCCACAATTCGGATCATGTCACGCATTGCAAATGGCTCAAAACATGAATCGCAATTGGTTGCAGCCTTATCGCCCAGGATTTCACCTTCGGCAGTAATGTGAAGCGTGACGCCATCTCTTGAAATTGATATTCCGCCCATGTTAATTCCAAATCGCTTTGCAGGTGTTTGTCTTTGATCCACAAACATATCCTGAATAAGATTTGCCAGTTTTCGCATTGACACCTGATTTGGCCAACATGTATCCATGACTGCATTGAGGTGATTCACCTGGTTGAGTATTGGTCAAAACCTGCTCAACTAATCCATCCAATGATTCACCAAATGACGGGAAATCCTCATTTTTGATTGGTGACACCACTGTCAAATTAACCCTGCGCATTTCCTCAGCGGATCGGCGGGGAATACCCTCGCTAAATTTGCTAATTGATCCAGTGTGCAAACTGCGGCCAATTGCTGATGTAGTGCAATTTTCCAATGGAAACTTGTTTTGCATCGTGCGAAATTCCTCAGCAAAATCTGTTGCAAATGGAATCATGTCATTGGTGTCACGGTATAGATCGCATTGCACGATATACCTCGTGCCATCCTGAAAAATCAGTTTGACATCAATTCGGCCATTTGGCCAACGCACCCAAAATTTTTCAATGCGTTCGGCAACCGTTTCATAGTTATCTAGTGGCATCATAAACCCTTGAAACTACGTCACGGCTAACGGCCAAACCCCTGGCAAATCCACGCCTGCTGCCCTGGGTATCGCCCCGTTTGTAACCTACTTTAAAGCCCACCAATGAGCCAATTGCGACCCCAAAAACTAGGGCTGCACCATTTATCATTTCATTTGTCATTTATTGCTCCCGATCTGATCCCCCGCCCGATACGGTGGATTTGAATTAGTATGACACCCCCCGCTGACACGTGGCAATGACCGACATGCAATCAATCAATCGTTTTTGGGTTTATCCTTCGATTTGAGGCCATTTCCAGCCAAAACACCACCCAATGAACCAGTCAGAAAAATTGCCAGGGTTTTTAATAAATCGATAAATGCCGCATCGTTTGGAGCCTGGGCACCGATTGGCTGTGTGACAAAAATCAGCGCATAAACAATTCCAATGGTTACGGTTAAAAATGTGACGGCCAGGGTGATTCCGATAATTAAAATCAATCGTGCGTGAATGTCTTGGGGGTCTAATTTATTTTTTCGTTGCTGCGGAATTTCCCAATATTTCATCAGTGCAGGTGCCAGTGACCTTGCATTGCGGTGGTGTGCATTCGGGTTTTTGCCAGTTTTCATATTCTTGGCATTCATATCTGACCCAACCATCATATCCACATCCTGAAAGGGCTGATGCAATTAACACCAGCCCAATCAATTTTTTCATTATTTTGTCTGTATTCCAAAACTTGAATCATTTGGATTTAAATATCGCATGATGACTGGAACCAATGCAGCAATTCCACCCATTGCCATTGCTTCTAAATCTCCGCCTGCCATATAAACTGCAAGTGCTGCTGCGATATAACTACGCAACCAACTTGCAATTAGTGCCTTTGTTTTTTCCATGTTCAGCCCTTCTTTATGTTTAGTTTCTCAATCAATTTGGCGCATTCGGCCTCATTGACTGAAACCTCAAAATGCATTTCATCTTTTCGGGTTTTGTAATCTCCACCCCATCGCAAACCATATTTTTTGCATAGTGCCTGGATCATTACGGTTTGCATCGGTGTAAATGTGCCTGCATGACCCAATGGATGTTTTGTTGCATTTAAATCAATTGCAGTGCCTGATGAATGATTGCTTAAATTGTCTGATGATCCACGCACATTTCTAAAACAATAACCCCAATCATCTAATTGCCCATCATCAATTGGTTCAATGTGTTCATGAAATTCTGCTGCAAACGTGATGAGCAGCGGTGCAACCTTTTCAGCACATCGCATTTTGATTTTTGTGCCAGGCACGGCAAATGACTTGATGCCAATTGCCGCCTGATCCTGGGATGCTGGCCAACCATTTTGACTAATTAAATTAGTAATAATCGTGCCTCATCCTCACTGATTCCCAATTTTTCCAATAGTGCGGTTTTAGCCTGAATTTTTTCTTCGGCTTGGTCATTCTTTGTTTGTCCATTGACCAGGTCAATTTCATATTGTTGAAATTCTAAATCAGTCATTTCTCTAACTGTTTGCTCACCTGTTAAAGCATCAATGATTAAAGTATTTGGTTTTTTTGTCATATCAGTTTCCATATCCATAGACGGCATATTCGCCTGCAATAACGGTTGCTTGGTCGCATCCGAATTTAAATCCATCAAAACTGGTTGTGCCATTGAATATTGTAGTGGTAAAGCCTGCTTTTGTTTTGTTTGATTGAAAACCTGAAACATAAGTGACATTACTTGCAAATGGATTGATGAAATCCAATGTTAATTGTGCTAGTCCATTATCCAGGGAGGTCACGTAAGAATAAGAAACATCATTTCCTGAATCTTGTTCTAATGCACCACCATTAAAAGCATATTGCAAATTAGTGTATCGATAATTGGTTGCTGTGTTATCTGTTCCACTTGTTCTAAATCTAAAAAATACGCCCCACCTTGCAGGAGATTGCGTTGCTGAGGTGAATGTGAAAATCACTTTATAGTTTTTGTATGTTGAACTAAAACAATTATCAATTGCGAAATTTGATGCGCTAACACTGAAAGTGCCTGATGTGGTTTTTGTAAAATCACTACCACTTGCAGGAGTTGCCCATTTAACTTTATACGGGCTGACGGTCGTGTCAGCAGTCAAAATTTGATTGGTTGTTCCAATTGGCAAATTGTCATAAGTGCCTGAACCAGTGCCAATAACAATGTCACCCGCTGCGGTGATGGTTGTTGCCATGTCATTTGTAACCGTCACCGTGCCTGATGTGCCGCCACCTGAAATTCCAGTGCCTGCGGTCACGCCTGTAATGTCACCAGGATTTGCTGCAACCCAGGTAAAATCCAAATCAGTGTTTGATGTTTTGCTTAATACTTGACCAGTGGTGCCGCCTAATAAATCAGCAAAATCTGAATCAACTGCCTGACCAAAAACCTCAAAATCGGCTGGCAGGTCAGTCACCAAATCTGTTGGTGTTGGCATTTGCCATCCAAAATTGCTTGTTGGATTACTCATATTTTTCCCCTTACGCCACTATCGTGGCATTTTCCCAATCTAATATTGGCGAAATTGTATTCCATAACTCAGTGCCAGGCACGTCATCCCACGCCATTGATTGAATGGAATATGCCAATGGTGAAAATAAAGGTGTCACTGAAATTTGATTATAGGCCGCCCTGAATGTCCAGCCCTCAACAAACCCTGCAAATGATCCTGAATTCATGTTAAGTGGTAAATCTGAAACAAAAACTGGCATTCCCATAAATATATTGATCAATGAATCCCGATCGGCATCCCCTAATTCAGGGTTTGTTAATTCATAAGTAATGGATGAAAATATTGGCTGGGGCTGTTTTCTTAGTGCAATGTAAAAATCGGCTTGATCCTGGGCATCGGGTTGATGCCTGATCGTGGTGCTAATAATCTGACTAAGGGTGCCAAATGTTGCGATTGAATTGACATCCGATGCTGAAACCTCAGAATTGCTATTTTGCCCATATTTGATCGTTATGTTATTGCGGACATCTCCAGCCCTGGTTTGAATTTTAATTGAATTTGCCAATGCTTCATTTGCGGTTAAATCAACATAACCATTGGCTGCTAAATAAGTTGTGCGATGTGTCGAATCAGCATACCCAATTTGGCCTGATGCGGATTCATAAATGTAACCCAATCCTGAGGTTGCAAGTGCTGAAACCAATGAATAAACATCAGTGCGGCTTGATGATCTTTGTGCCAATTCATAATTGCCTGGCTGATCAATTTCACCTAATCCAGTGTTTTCTGCATCCTGCCATTGCACTGCTGGATCATAAGTCGCCCAGGTTTCAGCGGCTGGCACGGCATTCCATTGAGCAAATAAAACTTGACTCAAAATTGTATAGATTTGATCGCCATCGAAATCATGATTTAAAACGCCATTTGTTAATGCTTTAGGCAACCTTGCCAATGCACCCAATGCAATGATCGTGATTCTTTGTGCATAAGCCACCTGGCCTGCATCAGATATTGAAACCGCAACATCAACAATTGATCCACCAAAAATTGGAATAAATGTGGCAGTTGAATCCTGCAATTGAACGCTGATTGAATCATTGATTTGTGCAACGATTGGAGATTGATCCAAATTGATCAATTCAATGTTTATGTAACCAGCCTGGGCTTGCTCATAAATATTTGTTCGACCGCTGGTAATTGTTAAATTTGATAAAATTGCATCGGTGTAATCAATCCCTGCAATTTCAACTTTCCAAATTGGATTCCATAAAGTCATTAGGCAAGGCCTTCTAATAATCCAGCCCCACGTGTGCCCCGATAAAATGAATTGTTTAAACTATCAACGATCACCCTGGCAGTGGCTTCGGGATCACCTGCTACGCCAATGTTCACGGTTATGGGTGATCCTGCATATTCACGGCCACGCACATCAGCGGTGCCCAATGTATTGATGGGCGCACCGACTTTAGGCATCACCAAAACCGATGATGGCACCGATAATTGCGAACCCGCTCCACCAGTGGCTGGTGTGAATGTCGGGGTCGGTGTGCCTGCAACGGTTGATCCGCCTGGGGTATTTGCTGTTCCTGATCCCGCTTGACCAAATGGCGTTCCAACAAATTGTCCAATTTTGTTAATGTAACTAATATCTGAAAACGGGCTGACTAGGTTGATGCCCCTAATTACCGTATTGATTGAATCAATGATGAAATTCAAAACTGGTGTGACCGCTCCAGCAATTGTGCCAAATGCAGTAATAATTGCGGCTGCGGCTTTTGCTCCAACATCTACAATAAATCCAAACACCTTGCCCAATATTGGCAAAACATAATCCTGCATCAAGTCAATAAACGCTTGAAAATTTTCTCGATTGTTATCAATTGCAGTTTTAACGGTATTCCAACCATCCTTAAATTTGTTCACAATTGGCACGCCATATTGAAACAAATAACCAATGAACCGCTCAATAATCGGGAGCAATGCGGTGCCCACTGATTCTTTTGCTTCATCAAATCCTTGTTTCAATCGATCAATTCGGCCTTGAAATGTTTCGGCATTACGTGATGCAGCACCACCATAAAGATTGCTCAACGCAACTTGGGTTTGTGTGAAATCCATTGCCTTTAAATCGGCCGCTGATAAACCAATGCCTAATTTTGCCAGTTTTGCATCTTGGCCTTCATAGGATTTTGCCAGGGCTTCGGTTACCGTTGCCAAATCTTTTCCAGTGCCTTTTGAAATATCCAATGCCAAATTCAATAATTTTTGAGATGAATTAACGTCTTTAGTGGTGACTGATAATCTCTGGAATGCGTTTCTCAAATCATTATCGGCAACACCAGTGGCCAATTGTGTTTTTGAAATATAATCCTCAGTGGCTTTGATTTGTGCATCGGTTGCACCAGTTGCAGTTTTTAACGCACTGGCCAATCTCAATTGTGCGGCTTCATCCTCAATTGCTGATTTAACGCCATCAATTCCAATTTTGACTGCATAAGCGGCTGCTGCTGCGGCTGCTGCGGCAAATGCCAACCCAACTTTTTTGCCAACATCGCCCATTTTGTCGCCAAAACTTTGAACATCCTTTTCGGCTGATTTTAAATTGCTGGTTAATTGTTTGGTTTCGGCTAAAATTGCAAGTTTTAAAGTGCGTGAACCTGTTGCCATTATGACCACTCCTTCACGATTCGATCAAATGCGGTTTCCCATTGATCAATGATGTATGGTTGATTTTCTCTTAAAGTTGGATAAATAAACCAGCCCCTAGAACCACGGCCAAATTTGCCCGACCAACCTGGAAATTGTTTAAATTTATTTGATCCAAATTCATATCCACCCCATAACTGTTGAGTAGTGCCACCACCGCTGAATTTTTGCCTTGCAAATCCAATGTTCAATTCACCGACCGCTGATCTTTTGGTGCGGCTTACTGCTGATCCTTCGGCAATTCGATCATCGGCTTGATTGTTAGTTTGTGAGGATTTATCAATGATTTTTTTCCTCAAATATTCAACCAACGCACCCGATTGTTTTTTTGATTCAGCAATTGCTTGCTCACCCATTGCATCTAATGCTTTTACAATATTGCGCAACTCAGGTGCGTCATACGTAAATTTAATCGTATCACTGGCCATTTTGCTGCTCCAATATCTCCACTGCGGTTAAAATCTGTTCAGCGGTTTCCCATTCACTCATTGGAATGTGCGTGGCAATTGCCAACTCAACCAATAAGCGGTTTAGGCTGCCCCGCTCGTATCTTTTGGGTCATCCACCCCCACGGTTACATCAACCACCCCATCGCACCAGGCTTCAAATGGTTTGATTGGTTTTGTGGTTGATCGCTTCATGGCGTGATATGCCAAAAACAATAAATCGCTAATCCCAATTTTTTCCTGGGCTTGGCTGATTATGTTTCCAGTTTCACGCTCCCATTTTGCCCACTCAGGTGGCTGGGCAATATAGGTTTCGGTTTCCCCGTTTCCATATTCAATTTGTATTGGTAGTTTCATTTTGCTGCTCCCGATTCTTTTTTATAGTGTTGGTGTTGTCACGCAAGTGAATGACAATGAAACCGTTTGTGCATCAGGTGCGGTGCCGCCTGCTGATGGGAAAATTGGTTGCACATCAAATGCAAAAACTGATCCAGTTGCTGCGGTGAATGAAACTGTTAATGGTGTGTTTGGTGCAGATTCTGCGGCAGTCCATAATGCATTGCATAATGATCCACCAGCAGTCCAATCTGCCAACATTTCAACGGCAAACGTTCCCTGCGAATCGGTCGTAAAATATGCTTTTCCATCTAGTGTTTGATAAGTGTTGATTGTCGATGCAATTGTTAAGGTTGCACTAGTTGCCTGGGCATCATATGAGGCACCT